AAATGAAACCCCCTCCGCCCGCCATCTTCGAACAATCTCAACTGGAAATGGACCAAATGGTGCTAGGCCTGCCTCTTGCAGGCCCTCGTCGTCTTCTAACACTAGACGAAGCACTAAATGGTTCCCCCGACTTCCCTCACCTAAAGTCCATAGACATGTCAACGTCATGTGGATATCCTTGGGTATTGGATGGGATCAAGAAAGATCAATTATTCGAAAGAATTAATGATCGACTTGTTCCTACCCGACTATTCATGGATGCATATGAATGTGCGTGGGACAGTGTCAGAAATGACACCGTACCCGACTTCATTATGCTCTGTTCGTTGAAAGACGAACGACGCCCTCTCGAGAAAGTGCGTTTAGGCAAGACTCGACTTTTTACCGTCGCCCCACTTGTCATGAACGTTCTCTTGAAACAATTTTTTGGATTATATGCTAACACCTTGATGGATAACTTTTTCAAAACTACCTACTCTGGAAAAGTTGACCGTCTTGGCGCATCGTGGTCTACCATGATGCAACATCTTCGCGAAGTCTCACCCGTAGGCTTTGGCGCAGATTTTGAACAATATGATGGTCGTCTGGAGAAATCTAGAATGACCCGCTCTATGTTCAGAATGGCATTACCCCTTAAAAATGTTTTGACCGATCTCGAAAACAAAATGCTACAAGCCCTGGTTGTAGCAACCACCCAACCGTACTACGCTTTCGAACAAATGATTGTCTCAGTCCCTGGCTCTCTTGCCAGTGGAATTTGGATCACCCAACTTCTTGGTAGTGATATGACCCATACCATGCTCTATGAAGCTTGGCTGTCAGTTGTTCCGGTGGAATTCAAATGTATGTACTACTTTAAAACCTTTACACGTTTACGTGTAATGGGCGACGATCATATCGTCGCAGTCGTACCTGCTTTGACAAAATTCTACAATGGAACAACTGTCTGCCAATACTTCAGGGATCATGAGATGGGTTATACCTCTCCTGAGAAGTCTGGTGACCCTGAACCAGTCCTTCCCCTTGAACAAATTGCTTTTCTTAAGAACAAAACCGGATTCAGATGGGGTATGTACATACCTCTAATGGATTTGGAAGCTGCTTTGGAACCGATGAACTGGATTCGTAAACATGAATTTATGACGTCTGAACAACTGACTGAAATAAATGTTAACGGATCCTTACGCGCTGTGTTTTTCCATGGACCAGAGTTATTCAATAAGTACCGAGATGCTGTTTTGAAAATAAAACCTCATTATAGCCTCCTAACTTATGGATATCTCAAAGGTGTATTCCTATCATATGGATACTTTCCTGGATGCGAACATGGAGAACCATCTTTCTATGAACTCGCAACACTGCCAACACCCGAACCAAAGCCTCTGCCTGAAATGCAACTGCTCAAGGAGAAGACTGGTGAACCGTCAACTCCACAATCAGATGACCGCCCACCAACTCCTCTCCCCCGCACGATCATCCCTAAGATGAAGTTCTTGGAAGTTACCTCAGACACTCTCCTTGTATCTTTCTTAGAAAATGATCACCCCGCCTCACCGACCGAACCTTCTCACTCTCTCAACTCTGCCGCTGCCCGCCCGATTGTCGAAGAGCCTGCCTCTTCAGATATTGCCTATCTTCTTAACCGC